ATCAACAATCATAGCACCACTGGTCATTAATAATCCAGCTATGCTTATCGCAGTCCTGACACACTCAATCTCTGACTCTGCTGGGTCAAGGATGCCTCGCCCTACAAGATCAACAACGCCCTCATCGGGGTTCATGACATCAACTCCACTACCAGGTGTAATTTTGATACCTTCACTCGATACCCCCGCGTTTTCTAGCACCTTACGGAGAGGTGACCTTAAAGCCTCAGCCAGTATGTCGCTATCTACATCCTTAGCTAAATAATATAGAAGCGTTCCACCACCAGGCACCACTCCGCCCCTCAGGGCAGCTTTAGATGCCCCTAGAGCGTCCTCATAACGATAGTGCTTCTCGGATGCTTCTGCTTCAGTCTGACCGCCCACTCGGATGCTAACGACTTTCTGGCTAAGGGTTTTGATGCGGTCATCGGCGAACTTCCTAGTAGCCGCATCCTTGCCCGACTCCGCTAACTTCTTAAGAGAGTCGGTATGAATGTCGAAGTCTTCTGGTATGCGATGCCCTTTAACGATGATGGTTTCTCGTGGCTCAACGATGACTCGTTCTGCCGATCCGAAGTGCTCCATCAGAGGGTCTTTGATAGTGTTGCCAGTATTTCTAGATAAGAGGGTGGCTCCGCAGGAGATAGACACATCTTTTAAGTAGTCGGGGTGGCTTGAGATGGCCTCTGGTACTCGAGCAATAGCGATGTTAGCAAACCCCTTGAGGCGGTTTAACACCATGATTGAGAGTGCGTCTGAGGCGATATCTGATACAACCAGCAGGATGTTTCTCTCCTCCTGTGGTAGTTGAGCGATTATCTGCAGAAGTGGCAATACGTCCTCTTTATCGCGAAGTTTAGCATCTGCGACTATGATTTTAGGATTTTCCATCTCTAGACGTAGTCCCGCTCCCTCCATCAAGTATGGGCTGGCTGGACCCGAATCAATCTTGAAGCCGTCAATTACCTCAGAGTAGGTCTCCGTAGAGTCAGAGTAGGCAAGTAGGACAGGGGTATTTATTCCTGCCTCAAAGATTATTCGTCCGACTTCTTTTCCGATCTCTTTATCACCAGATGCAACACTAGCGACTGCAACCACCTCATCAATTCCAGCATCATCCGTCCAGTCTTTAATTCTCTTAATAACATAAGGCTCTAGCTTCTCTAGTTCTCGCTTGATAGTCATTGGGTTCTCACCGGCTTTGATGCGTTCTGCAGCTCCCTTTAGGATGTGGTATGCCAGGACTGTAACTGTAGTTGTACCGTCACCAGTAGTAGAGTCGAGCTTAACCGCTGCCTCTCGCAGTAATTCAGCTGCAACATCCTCTAACGGATTATCAAGACGAACCGTTTTAGCTACCGTCACACCATCGTGTGTAACGCCCACACGCTTACCGTACTGCCTGAAGATAACATTGTGCCCCTTTGGACCCATTGTGGTTGAAACAGCCTTATATAGCTTCTCAGCGCCACTAAGGATAGCGTCAAGCGGCTCTTGGTCAGTTAGGATATGAGTCCTAAGCATTAAACCTCCTAAAATTGTTTATTCCTGATTAAATTATAGCATAAGCTTAAACCAAAAGAGCCCCTTTCGGGGCTCAATCTGGTCTAAAACTGATTTAGAGTGCCTGAATTTCGGCGTAGGTCAAGTTTGCGTGCTCTGTGCCATCAATGTTTGGCTCAACAAGCTTGGGGTCAGCTTTAACAGCTTCAACTGCTTGAGCTACCTCAGCTGCATCGCTACCGTTAACGACTTTTACGCCATTTACGGTCTCAACTTCTACAGTAAGAGGGTTAACTTCTTCTACTGCAGGAGCATCTACAACTTCGACTTCAACTTTCTTTCGTCCCATGTTTTCTCCTTATTCCCAGATTACAGTTATATCACTAGCTGCACCTGTAACAATCGTTAGTCCTGTAAGGAACCGACAGTTGTACTCGTAAACACCCTCTACAACGCTTGCCTTGAGAGTACCAATCTTGGTGCCCGATCCAGCCGTGTTGTCGTAAATGGTGATGGTGCCAGCAGCAGTTGTGTTAACAATGATCGACTTCAAGGTTCCACGACCACTTTTGACGGTGGTAGTAGTTGCTGAAGTGATGTTTGTATAGTTAGATGGGTTCATTTAACCCTCCTATACGTTTACGTTTTTATCGCCTGAGATACCTGGAGCACCAGCGGTTGTGCTTGTTCCCTTAGCTAGAACTGCAGCGACTCCACCAGAGACGTTAGCGCCTCCCCAGGAGAAGTTAGCCATAGTTTCAGTTGTTGGGATAGAAGCGTTGGTGATAGCTTTATCTCGAACAGTAATTGTCAAAGTGGTGGCATCGTTAGCAGTACAGCTTACCAAGTTGTGCTTAGGAGTCATTGACCCGTATTGTGTACCTGGTGTACCTGTGCCGTTGATGGCATCAGCTAGGTTTTGGATACTGGCTGCAGCGTTAGCACCAATCAAAACTTCGTTAGCAGTTGTTGAGGCTGTTAAAGCTGTTTTGAAGGTGTAAACCTGAGTTCCGATGGTAACAGTTTCGGTGTTACCTGCGGTTCCAGTTGATGTTAGAACACCCGTTGCGGAGGTTCCAGTAAAGGCGGTTGCGTTCTTCTCAAGCCAGAGAACTTTCTGCTCTAACTTAGAGTCGTTTGCAATAGTTGTTCCGTCAAAACCAACTGCGGCTGCTCGGACCAGTAATTCATTTCTTTGAGGCATTTTAGTGTTTCCTTATTTTATTTGGGTAATCCCCACGATACTCGGACATGATGCTTTTCTCTCAGGAATTTATAGGTAAAAAGGCGAGCCAGGCTCGCCAGATTACCAAAAGTGTACGTCCTAACCTTACGGTGCGGTTGTACGGGTCAACTCGATAACGCTGGTTGAGCGCTCAATTCCACGTCCGTAGATGGCGTGAAGAACGGTCTTGGTAGCGATTGAGTCTACGCTGTACTCCATTTCAAACTTAGGCTTCTGCTGGCGAGCCAGTGAGATAGCGTCTCGATGGAAGAACAGGTTTCGACCTGTGGTTGATGTAGGTACGTTACCGCTGTGGTAGAGGTCAATATTGTAAACCCCACCGACTAGCCCGTTTGAGCCGTCAACAGCCTTTCCGGTCTTTCCGGTCTGGTCGTAAGCGGTGTACTTGTTAACTCCTAAGAGGTCGGACTTGGTGTTGTGTCCGATAACTCCTCGGCGAAGATCTTGTGGAGTGTTTACGTTATCGAAGTTGTAGACAACGGAAATCATGTCTGCATCATCGATAGCTGCACCACCGGAAACGGTAGCACCTGCTGAAGCGTAAAGAGCCAAAACATCTGTGTCGATCTGGCGAGCTACACCTTCTGTCATTCGCTCCTGGAAAGCACTCTTAAGTTCATAGTTACTCTGGACCTTAGCGATGTCCTCAATCTTAACAGCGACATAGTAGTGCTTGTCGATGTCGATCTGGATTGGGGCACCTTCAGGTGAGTCGTAAGTTACATCAGTTGAAGCTGCTTTTGCACGAGCGTCAACAGCTGCGGTGAAAGGTACGCGGTAGAGGTCGCCTCCGTCCGAAACGAGACCTGAGCGGTCACGAACGAGCTTAGCGGCCTGCAAAACCTTGTCAAATGGCTGCTCGATATCGCGGGTCCACTTCTCTTGGATGTATTGAGAAGTTTGTGCAATCGAACGTGTGACATTTGAACCTGTTGTTGGGTTTGCCATTGTTCTTTATTCCTAATTTATTTTTGTTTATGAAAGACCCTGCGCCTTTAAGTAAGCGTCTAACTCCTTATCGGTCATATCTTGAGGGGCTTTGTTAAGGTTCAATCGATCTGGCGAACTACCATCTGGCCTAAGGGCTGTGTTGGCAGCTTGCTTAACGATATTTTTTGAAGTTTTTGCAACCTTGTTACTAGCAATCTCATCAGCGAGTTCAAACAATCCCTCTACGAAATCCGCATAACGGATGTCGGAGTTCTGGACTATTCCTGACTGTGGGTCGTAACCTACAGCCGAAAGGTACCAACTGTTGATAGCGTCTGCGACTACCGGGTTGAAGTTTTCTTTATCTTCTTTGTTAAGGATGCGGTGCTTTTCTTCAATCTTAGGTGCATCTATTTCTAGACGGGTGTGAAACTGGATGGATTTAGCCTGCTCGAGTCCAGCGTTATACTGAGTCTTTCCGTAAAGCTCTCGATCTCTCTCGAGCAATTTAACGGTTTCATCGTCAGCTGCTAATTCTTGAGTGTAATCAAGTTGCTTTTGCTGAGGCTCGGGACGAGGTGCGTCCTGTTGCTTCATCTTTTGCAAGAGTTGCTGGATTCTCAGTTCTTCCCGTCTCGATGGTGGTCGCTCCTCGGAAGGTTCTTCTTCCTTCTGCTCCTCCTCGGCGGGCTGATCTTCCTGCTCTGGTTCCTGAGGAGTCTGCTCTTGCTCGACTTCTTCAGGCTGGTCGGTGGACTGCTCCTCAACCTCCTCGTTAGGTGCTATAACTTCTTCTTGGTTTTGGACTTCGTCCATCGATTTTTCTCCTTTTGTTTTACTGACCACGTTTAGCTTTTTTAGCTACGGTTCGGTCGGCTCCGTATTTTGTTTACATCCCACGATACCCCGGGAGGCGGTTATGCTTATAATACTATTTTCTCGAGAATAGGCAAACCCCGTTCATCAGTACCCTTGCAAATGTAGTCTGGGGGTATGAATTGAACGAGTGGACCCTGGTCGGTATCAGCAATCAATTTATTGCCCTCCATCCGCCAGTTACTTGTCTTAACTCTCTTTAATTTATTGCTTAACGGGTTTTCGTAGGTGTCTGCTGCCCCATGATTGAGATGCTCTGGTGGGGTCTGACCGTGTCTCTTAAACCAATCAAGCGTCTTTTGATCGTGCATCAGCTTCTTTCACAACCTCGTTAGCTCGCTCGTAGTAGTTAATGACGTTCTCAAGCGAATCAATAACGTGAACGGCTGCTACCCAACGAGGGCCAACCTCATCCATCGGGATATCCTTCACGCTCTGTCCACCAGGTAGAAATCGCTTCTGAAGCTCTATCTCATACTCGAGGGCGGCTTTGATGTCCTTCCACTCCTTAGTACGGGTGACGGCTGCCCGCCTACGCTCGTCTGCTAAATCCTCCTTAGCTATTTGTGTTTGAGGTAGGTCGATACCGTAAGTGTCTCCGACTACTGCGTTTTGTGGTCCGCTTTCCATGTGCTGCTCCTTTACTTAAAGACTGCTAATTAAATCTGCTGCGCTGGCAACGTCTGGGTCTGCAAACGCTCCTGCTTTGTTGATGGTTGGTTTATTCTGATCGGCTTCCTTTGCCTGAAGCTGCTCTTGCATCTGCTGCATCTGCTCCTGCATCTGTTGCATCTGCTCCATGAGCGCCTGCTCGCGTGGACTTGGTCCGTCATTGACGTTAACGAAGTCCTTAACGCCCTTGATATCGGTAAGAGCCTGTCTGGTTTCAAGAATCTTGCTCCAGTTAACCTCAACGCGTGGATCATCCTTAAAGATATTTTGGAACTTGGCGATGGTGTCCTCTATCTGGCTAAGCTCCTCTAGCTGCTTCTGCTTAGAAATCTTGGCAGTTGAGCCTCGATTTATCTTGAAGCGGTACTCAACACCTCTAAGCTGCTCAGGATCAATGATAAGAGTACCGCCAGTCTCAGTGGCGTTTGGCTGGAAGTTCTGGAATAGGTCCTCAATATCGGTCATGCCTGCATCATAGATATCCTTGATATCCTTTGAGAACAAGGCTACTGGTATCTGTTCTGTCCCGATGTTAACGATTAAGGAGTTGAAGCCGTCCTGTAACTGCTCGAGAGCCTGCTCCAAGAAAGCTCGCTCCTGGCCGTCACGAGTAGCCTCCTTGTCTGAGTACATATTAATGGCTGCTGGGGTCTTACCCTGAGATGGGTTAAGAGCTTCTGCACCAGGTATGGAGGCGTTCTGTGAACCGTAAAGCGATAGAAGTGAGCCTGTAAGAGAGGTCTGAGCCGACTCGTAGGTTGCAAGACCTGCGGTTGAGGTTTCGAGCACCTTAACTGAGCCTGGAATAATCTCCTCAATAACTCCACCTGGTCGGTAGTCTACAGTGTGTTTGAGTACGCCGTTGGCGTTTACTACTAATGGAGGAACGAGGTTGTTCTTTATCCCGGTGAAGTAGTAGTTAGTGAGACCGTCTCGAGCGAACTGGAGTGGTTTAGCTCGCTGGAAGTCACCTAGACCGTAGAATGAGTCGAATAGTGGCTGCGAGTACTTAATAACGAATGGAATACGTCCGTTCTTGTGAGGGTTCTCAATATCACGAACCTGAATACAGCTGTGATCTGGAGCGAAGGTAATCCAGCGCCCACCTTCACCTGCTTCATAACGAGTAGCTAGGCAGATTCCCTTCTTAACTGCTTGAGGTGTACGAGTTCGCTGAACTTCGGTATCTTTCTCGGTATCGGCTTCTGATACCTCATTTTGAGCTATCTCAGATAGAATCTTGAGTGCTTCAATATTCCATCCTGCTGCCTCTAGTTCTTCGTCACTTTTTGCCAAGAGGTTGTCGATGTACTTCTTAGAGACCCAGGTGAGGGCAGTAACATAATCCATGTCACTGATAGAGGTGCGCCCCTGCTGAGGAATTAAGTTTCTTGGGTTCCATAACCAGCAATCTGGACCGACATAACCTGATGGTGATACGTTCCAGTCGTAGAACATCGGCATATAGCCGTAGACGCTGGAATAGAGCTGCCAAAGGCGAATCTTAGTCTCAAATGGGTGTTGGGCACTAGCGTTAGGATAAATCCACTTCTGACGCAAGATGTCCATAAATGCGGCTTTGCCTTCATCGGCGCTACCGATTGACTCGGTTTCTCCTTCTGGGAGCTTACCAACGACTCGTGAAGCTCGCTCAATAGCTAGGGTTGCTGCATAGGAGTCTGTTATTTTAGAGCCGTCAACCGACTTAGAGACGCTATCGTAGACCTGTCCGATAAGCATTGCCTCAAGTGGATCGAAGCTGGAAATATAACTTTTGTGAATATCCCAGTCATCAGTGTAGTCCTTGTGGTACTTATACTGATACTCGTCTGGGACGATTGATTTTTTTGTTTTATCAGCCATTTTTATTCCTTAAGGTAGTGATTCTATTATATACATAAGGGAATTAAAACCCATACTCATTTGTGTTTTTAAGGAGAGAGCTTTTTGGAATACCTCCCGACTTAGGCTGTCCATACTTAAAGAACAACTCTAAATAGCGCAAAGCATCTAGGGAGTCATCAAACTTCTTCTCAGGTAGTTCCATCGGATGACGGTCTTTTTTCACGTCCTTATATCTATAATGAGTGAAATCGTAGATTGTACGAGGGCAGTTCTTGCCTACAAAATAGTTGGGCTTGGGTGGCCCCATCAACTGAATCTTAGGCTTCAGGCGGCGTGAGAACAGCTGAATACCTGCTGGTACCGAGTTCTGACGCTTAGGAGCTGGAATGACTGGCAACCCCTTGCTCCCGAGGTAGTCGATTAGGTCAGGGCGGGCGGAGTCAGCAACAATGCCTGCCAGCCGTCTACCCGCCATCTTTATCTTTATTTCCTCAATTAAAGCATCCATCTGAATACCTGTGCCGTGTATCTCGTCCCACTGGTACCAGACATCATCTCTAGTAATGCGGACAAAACAGGCTGCCATTGGGTGCCCCTCAGCAAACCCGAAGTCGAGAGCGATGTAATCTGTTCCCTCGTCTGGAATATCATCTGGGTTAACAACGTGAACTTCTCGGTCAAACATAGGATAAACTGCTCCTTGTGTAGTAAATGGTATAAGTTCGGTCTCCTGCAAGAATGGCCCCAGCTCTCCTTTGGCCTCAGCCTCTTTGCGCTCCTGCTCAATCCACTCAGGACGGATGTTAGGGTTGTTACGCCAGGTAGCTTTTGAAAAATACCAGTCATTTGAATCACGAGCGTAATCTAGCATCTCCTGCCAGGCATCATCGGCTTTGGCAGTACCCATGAAGCAAGCCCAACCATCGGTGGTAGCAAAGAAGTACTTATAGACATACTCCCAGCCGTAATGATCGTGGTCCTGGTACTCATCGAATATCATTCCCATCGACTCACCACCACGATGGCTGTCGGCTTTATCTGAACCCAACATTCTTAGAGTTGAGGGGGGCTTAGACGGGTCATGGTTAACCATAATCGTCTGCCCTCCTGGTAAAGTCACTGGACCGCTCATATAGTTGAAAGTAACCGTAAGGGTGGATTTGTTCTCGGTCTTAATCAACTCCTTTGGGATAAGGTGGAGGTACTGGTTCCAGGCAACCGTCTCGGCTTGCTGGTACTCCTTAAACACAATATGGTGAGGTCCCTGGTTGAGCATGGCACTAAGCATGATCTGGTTAATACTCCAGAGCGTTTTACCAGTACGGCGCGACCAGTAGAGCATACCTCTACGATAGTTATCTACCAGGAAGGCTTTGTGAGCCTGAGCCTGTATTTCAAATGGCACATACGCCATTAGAGACTACCTATTCTTGATTTCGTTGAAAGGAATATCCTGAGGTTGTTCTGAGTTAATCTCTAGGAACTCAACAATTCGGTTTCCGAATACCAACTCTTTTTTATTCTTAGGGTTGTCGGTGCGTGGGCGGTAGAACCACTCAAGTAGCCAGTCGCGGATTCGTAGGTAGCGCATCTCATCAAGAAACGCCTTCTCATTAACAGAGTCTACTGGAATACCATTTTCGTTAGCGATAGTGACTGCTGCCTGCGGGTCTTCGTGGAATGAGGCTCGCCTAAGGATATATCGTCCGTTGGTGGGGTTCCCTTCATCATCCATCTGAATTTGGCGGAGTTCTATCTGGAAACGAGGCTCTTTAGTGTTGATCCCGTCCTTAGTTTCGTAATTTGTAACTTGGACTTCCCAGGTAAGGTCGTAGTTAATAGGGAAAGCAAAGCGCTGCAACTTCGGCTCCTGCATCAAACGGGGGCGTGGGTCGGGGTAGTGTGATTTATCTACCGTATGCTTCTCAACGGTACCAACAACGCGTCCTCCAGCTATCTGAGGGCCTGCGGATAGGTTGTTTTGGGCAGATAAGAGCTGCTGCATCAACAGCTGATTCTGCTTTAATTCCTCGATCTGCTGCTTGAGAGCGTCTATATTCTGCTCTCCGCTAACAGTCTCCTCGGTTGGTGCTACTGGCGGGGGTGTAGGTGCTTCTTCATTAATATTTTTGAGGTTTTCGTCAGCTACTTCAACAGCTTCAGCAGCTTCTTTTACTTTTTCCTCGCGTGCTTTACGCATTTTCTCGGCAAAAGCGGCTTTTTCCGCCTCTGTCCACTCTTTTTTAGGCATTATTATTCCTTTTTTTACGTTTTTGGCTGTTTTGTTTGGGGATGCTGCGCGTATTTTTGTTTTGATTGTAACTATGCGGTATTTCGCTTATGATTGCAAGCATGAAGTACAGCATCGAACTCCCAACAAGAGAAAAAATCAAATTTCGCTACACCAATAAGGTCTACAGCCCCAAATTTACAGCTATGGACACGATTGTTGTGGCAGATAAGATAGTCGAGAACTTCGATCCACTAGAGGGAACGCGGGTTTTAGACGTAGGTTGCGGGTCAGGAGTGCTCGGGTTGAGTCTCAAATACCTAAAACCGGAGCTGGCGGTAGCTTTAATTGATACCTCTGAAGAAGCAGTCAAGCAAACCAAAATAAACGCTAAACAGTTAGGATTAAATGTCTCTATTAAGAGAATGGACCTACGGGCGGTTACTGCTCCCTGGGACATGATTGTAGCTAATCTACCCACCTATGATCGTGAGCAGATGGGAAGCGAGCGTCTGCATGGACCTGAGGACTCCTACTGGGGTGGTGAGGACGGAATGGACTTATATCGCATCTTATTTAAGGAGGCTACGTCTAAATGTATAGTTTGCGAGTGTCAGAAGAAGCACCAAGAGAGGTTCCTGGAAATAGCTAAGGAAGCGGGGTGGGAGCTAATCCTCAGAACTAACTTCAGCTTCGCTTTCAAGAGAGTTTAAATACTCAATCGTCTTATTCACGACCTCTCCTGCAGTATCGAGGGGATGCTTCTCTACCTGAATACGCTTCATGTCCTGGTATGGCCCGTAAGGGATTGGTTCATCTAGAACTAGAAACCGTCCTTCGATGGTGGCGGCGTAACTCTTGTCCCGAATTGCGAGGTGGAGCTTATCTTTCATGCTAACTCCCACGGGAGCCAGAATCTAATGCTAAAAATAAATCCCTTGTAGTTCTCGCGTCTAAGCTGTACTCCCTCATTAGGTTTTTTAGTGACCTTAAAGATTCCAAACTGTAGATGCCTCCAACCTGCGTCATAACGCACAATATCTTTACCGTAGGAGTATCTAAAGTTCCATTTATCTGTTTGCATATATACATCCCTTTCTTCCGCAATTCATTCGTATATCATGGCCGGGGCATACTTCCTCATCATTCCAGGCCGCAACAGCTACCTCGGTATTAACCTGGTCAACGTCTTTAGTTGGCTTCGCGGGTACCGCGTCCTTAGAGCGACCATAATGCGCTGAAAGCAAACGATTAATTAGTTCGGCTTTCTTGTCTTCGTTCTTAAACTTTTCCCAATTATCCCGCCGGATATATATGTTGTATTGCATTACAATAGTCCTGTTACTAATTAGTATTATATTATAATACATCATTGCAATACAATAGTGAGTGGTATCTGGAGAGGAACCTGTGGGAGAACCTACGTGAGGGTACCCCCTCCTGGGGATAATATATATAGGATATCAGGAGTAGCTATCAAGCGTCTATCTGGTGGGGGGTAGGGTTAAGCAAGAGAGTTATTGGTGTTGGTTTATTCTTCTGTTTTTGGCTCTGCTAAGCCATTACCTGAGAGATCAATGCTAATTGATACGCTCTTTTGGGTGATCTCTTGCTTCTGGATTGGTTTTCCTTCTGTTCTATCGAGAATATCCTGTGATGCTCTAAGGGCTATATCTTCTCTATCTGACTCCACCAGTTCAACAACCCTAGTCTTTGCTCTGTTTAACTGTTCATTGCTATATATCGCTATTGATTGATTTTTTTCATTCTGGGCTACGATTTGTCTTAATGTATCGTAACCGGCGTTTGGATAAGCTTGCTTGGCGCTTGCTATTAAAGGTGTACCGGCTTTGGCTTGCAGTTTAGCATCTGCATATGCCTTTTGCTGTGGCGTTAGCTCTACCACTACACCGCTTTTGGTTATGTGTTTGTGCTTCTTTTTACTGGCGTGGCGTTTTTGTGTGTCCATGATGCTTTTAATATACCATGTAGCTTGTCGACTACCATATAAGTGAGTGCGATTATGCCGGCGCCTGCAATCATGTAGCTTGCTACCGTAAGTGTGAGCGTGATCACTGCTACTATTGGCATTATTTCTTTTTCCTTATTCCGGCTAGTGTGTTCAACATCTCTGTTTGGCATTGGCGCGAACAGTACCGGTTGAGCTGTAGCGCGGTTTTAGCTTCTTTACCGCATAGATCACATTTTATTGTCCGAGTTTGATCATCATATATATAGTAGTTCGGTTTATGATCCTCAAATGTTTGATCGGTTTTAGTGAACTGTGCTGGTTTCATGCTTCAATTATACCTTATTTTAGGGGTTAACCGCAAGCTTTTTATTCCTGTTCTTATCTGTTGTTATACATTATTTATATAAAAGTATTGACAAGTTTATATATGGCGTGCTATAGTCTAATTAAGCTCAAAGTTAAGGAGCAACAGACAAACCGCCGATCAAGTTTGAATCGCCAACCTGTCGCCCGAACCTTAACAGACAAGCTTACCACCGTTGACAATTCTGGCGAACCTGACGGCTTGAGATTATCGGCTCAATGAGAGATAAGGATCGCTCAAGATATGCCAGAACTGTTAACAGATTATAAATATCGCGGTTTTTGGAAGGTTTGTCCGAGCTATATCAAACCTTAACCATTTGAAAATCTGATTATCTGGCTTGTGCTGGTAGTAGGTAAGGGCAACATGTTGGTGTGAGATAGGCCCTGAAGTCATCAACCACTTGCTGCTGGCACTAGCTGGATAATCAAACGTAATAATTAAAGGAGCAACTGAAATGCGAAAAATGACTTACGGAGCGCAACGCTCTAAGGACCGAGTCGATGGCAAAATCATCTGGCAGGGTTGGTTTAAATTAACTGAGTGGTCAGAGTTTGAACAACGCCAAGTCTGGAGTAAGTGGGAAACGGGTATAGACCGCCTGAGTTATGCCGACGCCATGCAAGATGCATATAAGCTGGGTAACAAGCTTGTTGCCGACACCGCTTAATTAGCGGTTTGAGTACAGGAGTTCCTATCCGGTAATTGCTTAATTAAAGGAGTTACCATGAGAAAATATGGCTACAAAGTCGAATATCTAATAAATGATGACGGCGACACTACAATTTTGAATACCAAAAAAAGTTTGGCTGCCTTTGAAGCTGTAGTGAATAAGCTCGGCGGCTCTATTTTGAGAGTTCGCAGAGTGATAATTGCAGACTAAACCGCTTAATTGAGCGGTTACTGGATAGGAACTGATTATCTGGCTTGTGCTGGTAGTAATGAGCATCCGCAATAAGTCCAAGAAGTATCGGCAAGGCTTAACCGCCCGCATCCGTATAAATCAGATGGCAACGGCATTGTTACTGCTGGCACTAGCTGGATAATAATATCTGATACTGAAGTTTGCGCCGAGTACCTTTTTACTCATGACAAACAATGACTATTCGAAGCAATCGCATCAATCGTTATCAACGGGTTCAATGCCTTATCGGCGCGGGCTTGAGTATCAGATCTAAATAAGGAGGTAACAATGAAATATTACAAGCTAATTTATGCCGATGGTTCAATTAATATAGTATCTGCTAAAAGCGATATTGAGCTAATCAAGAAATACGATCTTGCGACCAAAAAGCATATCAACACGAAAATTATTCAGTACGAAAATGACCAGCTTACAGCAGTAACCGAAGCATTAAAGGAGGTAACACAATGACAAAAAGGCAACGAAGGCGGATATTCCGCAATCCACGAGTACAGGAAGGAATTGGTTGGCTAGTTTTATTTGCAAGCTTTTTCCTGATCATGTGCTTAGCAGTAGAAGCAAATAGTTAAAAGAGGTAACACAATGGGTAACACAATTTTAAAGCAAGCGATTGATAAGGTACATCAAGATTATGGCGTATATAACCAATTAGAGGTTATTCCATGCGGTGGCAATGATTTTATGCTAGCGCCACTTGAAAACAGCTTATATGGACACTCGGACATTGAGTTTATCGAAGCCAAAATCAAAGAGCAAACTGCTAAATTGATGGATAAATTAAAGGAATGCGACGGACATCACGAGACATTAAGCGAACTATTTGAATGTGATTCATGTTCAATGGTTATTTAAAGGAGATTGAGAAATGTACGAACTAGCAACACGATATGATTCGAGAAAATCATTTTACGGGAAAGCTATAGTTCTGGTAAACCCAGAACCAGCAACAGGAAGCGAATTCACGGAAACGCTGTTGAGCTACACAACACCAGTAGCAGGAGTAACAGCAGACGGCAAAGCTAAACCAAAAGAATAAAGACACTTTGGAAGCCTTGAGGGCGTATTTAAATGGCGAACTAAGTCAACAGGAGGTATTAGAAAAAGTAAAGAAGATAAGGGAAGCAAATGGAGAAAATAACCACCGGAATAAGACTGACGATAGAAGCAAGAGCAATGCTTGATTACATCGTAACAGTAAAGAAAAAGCAAACGGGTAGCTCAAACGCATCAATGGAGATCGAGCGACTGATTAGAGAGCAATATAAGAAACTTAAAGAGGGAACGAAAAGTGAACGACCAGGCAATTAAAACAGCCGTAATAATGATAATAGCCGGAGCAGTAATCGCAGGCGTGCTATTTATCAGACAAGCAAACAGCGAACCAGTAACAATGACTTGTTACGACAAACTAGCCGAACTGGATCGAGTAGCCTTAATCGCGAACGCGACGGGTAGGCTACCTGGCGACCCGAAGTATCACTCGGAAGCGAAGTTTAGCGTGAAGCCGGAGGTATGCAAGTGAAACGGCTAGACGGAATTTACCGACTACACCCCTGCTTAATCCGAAAGCGAGTAAGCTACTGGGGCGGATACTACACCTGTAAAGACGGACATATTCATTCAATTAAGGAGTGGAGGGAAGCAACCGATGCCAGGAACTAGAGAGGGCGGTCTAAAGGCTGCAGCTAAAAACAAACAGCTTTACGGAGCAAGCTACTACCAAACCATTGGAGCGATGGGAGGGCGTAAGAGCAGGGGCGGAGGCTTTAATCGCGACTACATCTACCCCGACGGCTTAACTGGTAGCGAGAGAGCGAGTCTAGCTGGTAAAAAGAGCACCGATAAGCGTTGGGGCAAGAACAACAGTGAAAAAAACGGGAAGCTTACCGCGACCCAAAAGGGAAGAATAAATAAAATTCTAGATGGGATACGAAAAATAGGGTTGACCAAGTAAGCGTAAGAGAGTAGCTTTAAACGTAAGCTGTTCTCCACTTTAGAACAGCCTAGTACCTAGAAAAACTTGACGAAGTTCTGGCTGGCTGTTACTATCTACTCAAGTGGAGAACGCAAACCCGTCAGAAATGGCGGGTTTTTCTTTTTACGAAAAAAGATTAAGACGCTTAACATGGATACGACCAACTGCACGACCCTGACGTTTTCAGGGGCAGGGAGCAAAGGGAACCGTTTACTTACCCCCTTAAACAGTCCGTTACCAGGAAGCAAATAAAAGGCTGTGCGCCGGAGGCGCTTATACAAGTCAGGAGAGCCTATGCCTATAAATACAGAGCTCATCTTTAACCCCCAAGCTTTAGAGGAAGCAAGACTCCGAGAGGCTAAGCGAGAGCGTAACCAAAGCAAGAAGAAGTCAAAATGGAATAAAAGACTTAAGAAGCTCAAGAACACCGACCCAGACTTCAACCCCCACATCAAGGTTAACCCTAGAAACAAGTACAGACTTAGGCTAGATCAATTCTGGGGTAGCCCACCTAAAACGGGCAACGAGAGATTTAGGCAACTTAAAAATATGACCAAATTCAAGCCCAAAACTCCAAGTCGGGTAGAATATGATGCTAGGCGAACAGCTTTTGAAAAAAAGAAGTACCACCTTTTAAAGCTAGATAAGTGCTACGTCTGCAACCAGAAAGCAGAACATCGACACCACATCGTACTGTTAAAGCATGGAGGTACAAACATCAAAGAAAACCTAGTTGGGCTGTGTGAGTTATGCCACACCGTACTGCACCCCTGGATGGTGGCGACTCAAGACGAGATGGAGCTAAACGAGAGAATGAATTATGTGATCGATAAAGACTAAATACGCCCTTGAGGTGGGGAGGTAACAAACCACCAAAAGGGCAACTACATCATAGTTAACCATAACCATAAAGACAAGCATATCTGCTTAAAGATATAAGCATATCTCTCTTGACAAAACCATAACTCGTATGCTATACTACAAGAGTAATAATAAATGGAGGTAACAAGCCATGAATCATAACGAAGCACTCAGATTAACTTACGAAATCGTAAGAGGAGAAAAAGTAGAGCCAACAGGTAGGTTCTGCAACGAAACAGGTTGCTTAGAGCCAACCGTAGACGGTACATTCTGCGTACTGCACTCACCAGCTTTTAACGAAGCGGTAAACGAGTGGGAGATCATGAAGCGAGAGCTAGACCCAGAAGCACCTGAAGACCACGACGAAGACATTAAGGACTTCGAGGATAGAATGGGCATTCTAGAAACTCAAGCACTAGAAAAGCAATATGAGGAGAAGCACGGGTGGTAACCAAAAGCACAAACCTTGAGTACATCAAGCAAGCATTAAAAGACATTAGACGTGAGAAAGACCCAGAGGCCGCTCACGCAATGGAGGACGACTTATGGGAAGCAACACTAGAAATGATAGCGGAGGGAGCGGAGAACGCCCCAGAACTAGCCAAAACGGCACTAAAGACGAGAAGAATCGAGTTCCCAAGATGGTACGCTTAATCCCAATCACAGTATTCACAATATTAATAGCTCCGAGCATCGTACTCGGCTACCTAGCGATATTTGGATACCACGTTACAGATACGCAGGTAACGGGAGCAGGAGTTCTGTTCATGGTAAGCCTCTTATTCGGAGCAATCGTACTCGTAGTCAAGGACATACCACGATGACTCAGAAAGAGAAGATCTACAAAGAACTGGAGCGTGCAGGAAGCTTCGGGGTAACCAACTACGACCTTAACGATATCTGCTTTAGATACTCGGCTAGAATCAAAGACCTGCGAGACGATGGTCATAACATTGTAGCCATCAAAGAGAAGGGATCGAGATGGAGATTCGTACTCATTAAAGAACCAGTCCAGGCGGAGTTACCCCTCTAAGTGGGTAGGTCAGAGAGAGCTAAATCAGTGGTGAAGAAGGATAAAGAGCTAGAGGAGCAGATAGGCGATGTGTTCGCACGAGCTTGTAAGAACAACGAATACTTTGGCAATGACGGCTGGTACGAACTCCACACCCCCACAGCAAGGCAAGAAATCAATAACCTCATCGCCCAAGAACGCCGTAAAGCCAAGATAGAGGTGTTGGAGTGGGTATATTGTAATCTACCAAAAAGAGGTGACAGGTTTAGGAACGCGAAGAAAACAGACCTACAAGAGATAATCATGGGGCTAGACATGGATATCGCCTGGGAAATAGCTGAACTTAAAGAGGATAATAAGAAAGGAAACAATAATGAATAATACTAACTGCTACTCCTGCAACAACTGCAACAACTGCGACTTCTGCGACTTCTGCGACTTCTGCGACTCCTGCTACTCCTGCAACTTATGCTACTTCTGCGACTCCTGCTACTCCTGCAACTTATGCTACTTCTGCGACTTCTGCAACTTCTGCAAAGGTCTTAGAATGTCCAAGAGAATGCTGTTTTGCTTGGGCGAGGGCCGCATAAAATCACAAGGAGCTGGCTACCAAAAAAATAACCAGATATTCAATACCCAGGTCACAAAACAAGAATGGGACAAGGCGTTAAATAGCCTACCAGAAATCAAGCTAGACATAAAAGACGGCTATGAAAAAGGCTGGAGCAAATGGTGGTGGGAAGCCAGCAAAAAGGACAAAGATGCTATCCTCAACCTTCCCCACTTCAATAAGGACATCTTCAAGAGTATTACGGGCATAGATATTGAGCCAGTAAAACGAAACCCCAACGAGATACAAATAGATGGTGCAACCTATGTTCTTAAAGAGGATAAAGAAGCATGAGTACATTTGACGAGGAGCTAAGAGAGATACTAGCAGACCATGAACACAGAACATGGGGGCTATGGCAAAGCTGGTTGCAAAATGTAGTTTGTAAGAAAAAACCTAATGGAGATTTGGTCATACCAGCTCACTTAGCGGAGCGATGGGATAGACAGTGCCAGACCGAATATGCTGACTTACCAGAGAATGAGAAAGAATCTGACCGCAAAGAAGCAATGGTAATCATGCCTCATATTTTAGCCCTAATTAAGAAGCACCAGCCAG